ACAGTATGGGTCATCAGTCGCCATTAAAAACAACACAAACGAGTTAGTGTGATAGACAGTATGTGACCCGTTAAGGTGGTAAAGAGTGAGTTTATACATTATGACTGAAGCTCATAGCCGTCGAACCAAGCACCGAATTTAGCGGTACGATGCAATCCAGCCTCTTCAGTACATGTGCTAGATGATGTTTCAGGATCTTGGCAATGTTCCTGAGCTTGCTCAAGGGTTAAGCCTGATTTAATGGTACGGTTGCCACGATTAAAAAACATTCTTACTATTTTGTATGTATCCATGGTTATATACTCCAGTAGTTAAAGGGTTAGTTAGTAACGCGAGATAGTCGCATTTTAGCCATTAAAGCTAAGTTTCTAGGCTCCATATCTTCAGGTCGGCAAGCCATATAATAAAAGCCTTCATGTTTACGCTTATTTTCGTAGTCATAAGAGCCAGCATAACCGCCTGATTGAAAATGGTAATGATCGTCCCATTGACCGCAATACTCGTAACCCTTGGGCGCTAAGTCTCTACATTGTTGTTTTGTAAGCATATCTCTATACCTCAGTTAGTTAATAAACCCACTCAATAAGAATGGGCTTATATTGATTAATTAGATTTGATTACATTCAACACAACAGTCAACAATGTCGCTGTTAGCCTTTTCAGCTAAGTTGTAAGCATCGTATCGGCTGAGTGCTTGGCAAGTCCACTCGCAAAGGTCGCCGTGCTCGTCTTCGTATAAAAAGGAAAAGGTTTTCATGATTTACTCCCTAATAGTTAATCTCTACATACACAATAGCACATTAAACATGAATAGCAACTAATAGTTACAATTAAACACTAGATAATGAAACAATAATATTATGATAAACAAACTCTTAAGAGCAGATAGCACATGACTTGGGCTAAAGGACAAACAGGTAACCCGCAAGGTAGAGGTAGTAAGGGTTCTATTGTGGTTGAGAAGATAAGGAAATCAGCCGATAAGATGATAGACAAGATAGGCTTTGTAGCATTCACGGACATACTTGTGGAACAGTTCAAAGCTAAGCCCTTGGAGACTCTTAAAGCTTTATCGGTGTGGATGCCTAAGGATGTTACGATTACTAGCAGAAAAGACTCCGCTACCTACTCAGACGAGGAATTAAGGGATATTATCGCTACAAATGCACGCAATCGCAGACAAGCCCTTGATAAACCTGAAGTTATTGAAGGTGAGTCCAGGGACATAACAGAGGTAGGCTAACCCTATACCCTTTTAGCTAGACGCTCTGTAAGCACATACCAGCCCCTAGAATAACTTGGTAGTGCATTGGTTAGGGGTCACACGTTCAACGCCTTACAGCTAGCCTGTAGCGTGTTAGGATTAATGTTAGGGTGGGGGTATGGTATGTCGTGAGTATGTAGGGAACCTTATATGGTGTCCGGTCACCCATACAATCCTGACCATTACACAGATAAACGGACAATAAACGACCAACAATAAAAATATTTTCAAAAAAATCTACAAATTTCTAAATACAGACCCTAGATTATCTCTGGTATCCTGCTATAATCATCATGTTTGATGGTGATATTACCCAAGGATTAACCGATGATTTTCACGAAAATGGTACGATTAGCAGGATTAGATAAAGTTGAGCTAGCGCAGATTTTAGGGGTAACAGTTGATACTGTTTACCATTGGAAAGACTCACCCCCTAATTACGCCACAGCCTACCTTAAATTATTAATTGAGTTTAATCGGGCAAGACTATGATTGAGGCGCTAGTTGCTCTCATGGCCAGACAGGAACGAGAGTCCTTCAAAAATATTGGCTGGTCTGACGACGACATTCAGGTCTATTATGATAAAAAATACCCCAAGCCCAGAATAAGCGATAAATGGGTTACTAGGATTTGTTTCTTTTTGGCCTTTCTCATGTTTACGGGTTTTTTTGTTTGGCTTGTCGGATGGGGAATGTTTTTCACTGTAATGGCTTTAGGTGCGGGTTTAGTCTTGTTTATGGGATTAATTTTATATGGGGTGTTTGTATGAAATTATTACTCGAATATAACCGGGTGAGGCCATGAAGCCTCTAACGAAAGTCTTCGATTATTTTTACAAGAAGGCTTATTGGCATTTTTACGACATTATTCACGACGAAATGCCAAAACCTGATGGTTGGATTGAGTTTCCGCACAATCACGCCATGAGAGTGTTTTTTGAAGGAAAGTGTTATGTTTTTTCCTTGTCAGCCCCGAAAAAAATATCGTCAGCTAAACATATAAGAACATACGAGAGAGGGTCATCATGAAATGCCATGTTTGCCCAAAAGAAGCTGAGGTTGTCGTTATAACCTCTGATGAAATAGAGCCTGTTTGTCATAAATGTGCTGGCAGAATTTGGGCGGCATATACTTTCTTGGGAGTTAGCGTGGAATTTGGTAATTTGTTCGACTTAAAGCCTCTCAAGATGGATATTAAATTCGACCCTAATGCCGAACCTTTATTTAAAGGCGACCTTCCTGATGAACCTATCTACCTTTTTGGGGAAACATCCATTGAAATACACGACCCTGACGGGGTGTTTGATGAGCCTAAATAACAATCAAATGGAGCGTTTCTTTTCCAGCCCTTCAAATGCAATCGAAACTAGGGGCTGGGGATTAAAAATAATGCCAGCTTCCAAGACTTTCCGAATGATGAAAGCTCGGCTTCGGCGAACCAAGAATAATCGGCGATGGTGCCGTTTCAAGATTCTATCCCCTTGATTGGGGATTTTTTATGTGAGGAATAAATGAATTACGTTATTAGAGCCAACCGAGCCATTCAAGTATTCCGCATGCTAGCTTATAAGGGCGGAGCTGAACCCATTACGGTAGACTTTAGCCCGTGGGCAGACGACGGCGGGACTGTGACCGCGGTGACCGCAGAAGTTAAGTCAGGCGATGCGACGATTTCCAATGAATCTATTTCTTCTAATGTTAAGTCCTTTCTCTTGACGACAGCTCAAGCTGGGAGTTCGATGGTTAAATTAACTGGAACAGCAGGAAACAATAAACCCATTGTACATATTTACGTCGTTTCAAAAGACCCAAATAACCAAGTTTACGACTACGGAATTACGCAGATTTGATTTCAGATGACGAGGCGGCGAAAGTCTTATTAGAACGAAGCCTTGCAAGAAGCTCATTAGCTAAATTTTCTGAATTTATCAACCCTGACGAACCCCCTGCTTTACATCATCGTGTTTTATGTAATGCGTTGGATCGAGTTATGGCGGGAGAGCTTAGCCGTTTAATGATCTTCATGCCTCCCGGTAGCGCAAAGTCCACGTATACCTCAAAACGATTTCCAGCTTATTATGTTGGAAAATATCCAGCACGGTCTATTATTTCCGCCTCGTCTGGGAAAGATTTGTCGGACAGTTTTGGTAGGGATGTGCGGAATACTATTAGTAGCGCTGATTATCAACTGCTTTTCGATACTCGTCTTGCTGAGGACTTGCAAGCAAAAGGATACTGGGCAACGCAGGAGAATGGGTTTTATTTTTCTTGTGGTGTGGGGTCGGCCGTGGTGGGTCGTCGTGCGGATTTGGGTCTTATCGACGATCCGGTAAAAAACCGTAAAGACGCTGACTCTGAGCTTGCGCGAAACGAAACGTGGAACTGGTATTTAGCTGATTTTTTCCCAAGACTAAAACCCGAAGCCGCCCAAATAATTATCCAGTGTATGACTGGTGATACATCTGTGACGATGGGTGACGGAACCCATAAATACTTAAAAAATATTAAAGTTGGCGACATTGTTGCCACTTACGATAATGGGGAAATAAACTCAGCTAAAGTGCTGAACTGGAAGAATCAAGGTCTTGATTGTGTGTATAAAATCAGGACGAAATCAGGTATAATTGTCCGAGCAAACGAGAGGCATCCTTTTCTCGTTGAACGTGGGGGCAAATTAGAATGGACGAGATTGGGAAACGTAGTAAAAGGGCAAAGCATCCTAAGGGTTATTGGGGGAAGTGGAAGGGAGTCAAGTGCTCAGTTGAAGGATGCGAAGAGCCTGCAAAGTGTAGAGGGTACTGCAACTCACATTATGGAAAAGCAAGCTGGGCTTCCGGGCATCGTTCGCAATCAGACAAAGACCCAATTAAAAGAAGAAATGGGCATCTTAAGCATCGTTACGGCATTACTGTCGAAGATTACGACAAGATACTTAAAGATCAGGACGGCAAGTGCGCTATATGCAACCAGCCCCCCGGTAAAAATGTTCGCGCCCACTGGGGTGGTAAGCTGTGCGTTGACCACTGCCACGAAACAAACAAAGTTAGGTCGTTGTTATGCAATGATTGCAACCTTGCTGTTGGATACGCAAAAACAGAAGAAACGGCTCTCGCCATTACAGAATACTTCAAAATTCACTCTCGATGAAATAATTGAAATCGCAGAAGACGGGAAGGAAGACGTGTTCGACATTCAAGTTGAGCGCACTGAAAACTTTATTGCTAACGGCTTGGTAAGTCACAATACCCGCTGGTCAGAAGATGACCTCTCAGGACGAATACTGCCAAGCGACTGGAATGGTGAGTCAGGCATTTTCATCGGTTTTGACAACCAGCCGTGGGAAGTAATTTGTATTCCTGCTCAAGCAAGAGAAAACGACATCTTAGGCAGAAAAAAAGGTGAGTGGCTGTGGACAGAATGGTTCAAAAATGATTTTTGGGAGATAGCTAAGGCAGTACAAACCTCTAAAGATGTAAGAAACTGGAATGCCCTTTACCAGCAAATCCCCCAGCCTGATACTGGAGTATTTTTCAAAAGAGAATGGTTTAATCGCTTTGATATTGGCGAACAACCTGCTTTAACGATTTACGGTGCCTCTGATTACGCCGTTACTGACGGTGGTGGTGATTTCACCGAACACGGTGTCGGCGGGTTTGATTCTAGTGAGAATCTTTACTTTATTGATTGGTGGTCAGGTCAAACCACACCTGAAGTCTGGATAGACACTCAATTCTCCCTTGTGAAGACCCATTCTCCCTTATTATGGGCGGCAGAGGGGGGTGTTATACGGAGATCGATTGAACCCTTTATGGATAAAGCTAAACGTGAACAAAATGTGTATTTTATGAATGAATGGCTAACCTCCGGCGCAGACAAAGCCGCTAATGCAAGGTCTTTTCAAGCTCTTGCCTCAATGAAGAAAGTCTATATCCCCAACACTGAATGGGGGAATGATTTGGTAGACCAATTAGTTAAATTTATCCCAAATACGAATTTTAAGGACGATAAAGTGGATGTATGTGGTCTTTTTGGACGAATATTAAGCAGAACCTTCGGTGCGCAGCTTTCTGTTGTGCCTAAGAAGCCTGAAACTGATTTATGGGGACGACCCGTTCAGTCAGAAGAGAATTGGAAGGTACTTTAATGGCACTATCACTTGATACCGTTAAAAAACATGTCGAAGAATTCCTAAATATTACCGCTCAAGCCCGTATTTTATCTGAGCGTGACCGAGACTATAAAGACCACAAACAATGGACTCCCTCAGAAGAAGCAAAATTACGCTCAAGAAACCAAGCCGCTATTGTGGTAAATCGAATAAAGCCCAAAGTTGACGGGTTAAAAGGATTGCTAGTCTCTCGTAAGACAGACCCAAAAGCCTATCCTAGAACACAAGCCCACGAAGGCGCAGCCGAAGCCATTACCGATGGATTAAGGTTTGTTGCGGATAACAATGATTTTGACTCAACAAAGTTAGATGTAGCAGACAATGTCTTTGTGGAAGGCTACGGCGCGGCGATTATTGAGATAAAGAAGAAAAAAGACGACCGAGAAGTTGTCATTTCGGCTATCCCGTGGGACAGGTACTATTTTGACCCCCATTCTCGACGATTAGACTTCGCAGATAAGAAGTACGACGGAATTGTTGTCTGGATGGACGCAGAAGACATTGTGACGCAGTTTAACACCGAAGCCACTTCTGAGGACTTAATGGCTACGGATGGCGGAGAGACCTTTGACGACCGCCCTAAATGGATTGACACTAAACGAAAACGAGTCAAGGTCTGTCAGCATTTCTATCTTGAAGACGGTCAATGGATGATGTGCTTTTTCACGGGGTCGCAGTTTTTAGTTGAGCCTCAGCCTTCTCCTTATTTAGATGAAGATGGCGATCCAACCAATCCTATTGAGGCGGTTGGATCGTATATTGACCGAGACAATAATCGTTTTGGTGAGGTTCGGTATTGGATTGACCTTCAGGATGAAATCAACCACCGTCGGTCTAAATTCCTTCATATTCTTAACAATCGTCAAGCAATGGGAAAGACTGGCGCAATACCCGATGTGCCCGCATTTCAGAGAGAAATGTCCAAACCTGACGGGTATTACGAATATAACGGTGAAAAGGGAGCTGTTGAGTTTTTATCGACAGGGGAGATGAAAGACGGGCAGTTAATTTTACTGCAAGACGCTAAAAGTGAGCTGGATGCGGTAGGGTTTAACGCCCAACTTTCAGGTGAAAGACAAGGCGACTTGTCAGGAAAAGCTATTTCTAATTTACAGCAAGCCTCTACGAACGAACTTGCCCCGATGTTTGCCGGGATTGAGAAGTGGGAGCAGAGGGTCTATCGACAGGTTTGGATGCGGATTAAACAATTTTGGGATAAAGAGAAGTGGATCAGAATAACAGACGACTCTCAAATGCTAAAATGGGTAGGCATTAACCAACAAGTCACCATGCAAGCCCTTCTTGAAGAGCAAATCAACAATGAAGCACAAGATTTAGGCGTGAGGCAAGACGCAGCAATGGTGCTGAAAAGATTGACCGATTCACAAGACCCTAAACTTCAACAAATTGTCGAAACCCGTAACGGCGTTGCAGAATTAGATGTTGATATTATTATCGAAACTGCTGTCGATACAGTGAATATTCAGAAAGAACAGTTTGAACTCATGGCGAATTTAGCTCAAACGGGTAATTTATCTCCTGAGATAATCGAACTGTCTACATTGAGAGAAAAACAGAAACGTAAGTTAATTGAAGGAATTAAATCCCAACAACAAGCCGCCAATCAGCAAGCTCAACAACTTGCGAAGATTGAAGCTGGTAAAACAATAGCCGAGACACAAGAGAAGATCGCCAAAGCTGAGAAGGCTGACGCAGAAGCTCAGCAAACTGTAGTTCAAACACATTTATTATCAGAAACCCCTCCAAAAGATACCGGAGTGGTTATATAGGGCGCAACAGATAGGCCGCCGCTATCATTTAACCAAACCGCTTAACTGCGGTTTTTTATTGCCTGTAAAAAGGCTCCGCCGCCGGGATTCCGGGCGATAGCTGACGACGAGCAACGGTCGATGGAGTACAACATGAGTGATTTAGACGAAGTTTTAAACGGTGAAACTACAGAAGCCTCTGAAGAAGTTGTAGAGGAAGAAGTAGAAGCCAAGAGCGAGGAGCCTGAAAAGGAGCCTGAGCCGGAGAAAGAGCCGGAGAAGGATGAAACGCCAGCATCCCAAGAATCAGAAGAAATCTCATGGACTAAAGCGATGGCACTTGATGAGAGATCGAAACGTCAAGCTGTTGAATCTGAGCGCGATAATCTGCAAAACCAGCTTAACGTGCAAAGTAGACCTGAACGACCCGATGTTTTTGACGACCAAAATGCGGCGTTTGACCACTTTAGAGGTGAGATAACCGAAGCACGGGTGTCGGATAAAATTAATCTGTCCAAAGACATGATGTCTATGTTGAAGCCAGATTACGACGAAAAGGAAGCCTCCTTCATGGAGATGGCGAAAGCCAACCCTTCTCTAGTGAATGAAATGCTCGCCCATCCTAATCCTGCGCGATTTGCGTATGAAACTGCTGAAAAGCAGCAAACATACAATGATATGCAGAATGTGGGTGAATACCGAGCAAAAATGGAACTAGAAATTCGTGGAAAAATCGAGGCCGAAATAAAGGCAGAAAATTCAGCAGCGATCGAATCTGAGGCGAAGAAGTCTCAAGCAGATGTGCCGTCATTAGCTAACGTAAATTCCTCCGGTGGTTTCACAGCCCCAATGGACGAGTCCTTGGACGACATCATGGGAGGATAGGAGTTTTAAATGGCGAATACAACCACAGCATCAGAATTGGTTGTCACCCGGTTTCTCTCTGATTTTTTCAAAGAGTATGTAAGGAAAAGTCGCTTTTCGCGATATACCACAACGGGTAACAATTCAATTATTACGATCAAAGAGGGTCGTAAAAAAATAGAGGTTCCTCTTGTCACTCGCTTAAAAGGCGGTGGCGTATCGGGATCTAACACCCTTCGCGGTAACGGTGAGGCAATTGGTAACTACGGGTTGACACTAACCCCGACTTATCATCGTCACGCTGTTGAGTTTGACCGAGAAGAATTGGAAAAACCCAACATCGACCTAATGAAAGCCGCCCGTCCTCTTTTGATGGACTGGTCTATGGAATTGGTTCGAGATGACATCGTTGAAGCCCTTGGCGCGATTTACGACGGTACGACCTATGCTAATTATGGTGTAGCGACTGCTGGCGCAATGGACACATGGAATACGAACAACAATGATCGTATTCTGTATGGTGCAGCTAAGTCTAACAACACATCAGGCAACCACACCACTTCACTGGCGACGCTTGATTCAACTGCGGATAAGATGACACCAGATGTTATTTCATTGGCAAAACGGATGGCGATGCAAGCCGACCCCCATATTCGTCCTATTAAGTTAGGTGAAGATGAGGAGTGGTTTGTAATGTTTACTGAGCAGTATGCTTTCCGTGACCTGAAAACCAACTCTACTATGACCCAAGCTAATCGTGAGGCACGTACTCGCGGTCTGAATAACCCTCTGTTTACCGACGGTGATTTGGTGTGGGATGGTGTGATTATTCGGGAAATCCCTGAAATCACCACTTTCATTGATAGCTCAGTGTCAGGTACATGGGGTTCAGGCGCAACAGGCGACGGTCTGGACAACGCAGGTGATTCTAGTGATAGAGTCGGTGTTTCCTTCATGTGTGGTCAACAAGCAGTCTCGTACGGTCTGGGGCAGCGTCCTCGAATCATTGTAGATCGCGAGTTTGACTACCAGTTCCAACCCGGCGTTGCCGTTGAGTGTAAGCATGATATTCAAAAATCATACTTCAACAACGTCCAACACGGTTGTGTGACTGTATTCACTAACTCAGCAGCGGATGCGTAGGAGGGGATTATGGCTTTAACACTATCTAGCCAAATTCGTGGAAGCGGTATGAATCAAGGGGACGTATATGCTCTCTTGAGTAATATCGTGGACATTGTGAACGAGCTTCAAGCCGATCACGCCACCGCACGAACAGAAATTGTCGCAATCGGGACTTCATTGGCAAGCGTCAAAGCAATATATGACGCACATACCCATGAATGCCCCGGTTCTGGCGCAACTGCATCTCGGTCTTCAACACCCGATACTGGCGCTGCTGAAAACTCCCTAGCGGCTTCTGCTGCCTCGGCAGTCACAGACACGTCAGGCAGTTCTGTTCCCCCAACATTAACTAATAGTACCGCGCTTACGCTCGGTTAAGGAGGAAATATGGCTTCAGTTAGTTCTGACCAGTACGGCACCTCTGTCCCTCGCTTTGGTGCGGGGCCGGCAGGTGATTTGAAGGTCTGTTATGGATCGATTGAAATCGCAGCGGCACTTTCAGCCGCTGATATTATCAATGTCTGCACTATGCCAGCAGGGTTTACACCTATGTTTGGCTGGTTAGTCGGCGATGATATCGACACAGGAACGGAGGCTTTGGAAATTGACGTCGGTGTTACCGGTGACACAACCAAATACCTTAATTCCGGTGTAATCTCCGGCGACACGATTGCAAACGAAAAAATCACAGTAGGTATCAAAATTCCTTTACAGGAAGACTTGATGACAGTTAAGCCTACTGAGTTAACGGCAGATATAGACGTAATTGCCACCATTACCGCTGCGGCCAACGCAGGCGGTACGGGTACGGTTACAGTTATGATTTGCGGTGTTTATCGTGATCAACGTGTAGTTTAACTAACCGAGACCCCTTCGGGGGTCTCATCTTAGGAGTTTTTATGAAACCTAAAGATATGCGAGTGAAGCTTAAGGAAGCGGGGATTACGTGCCCTGTGTCGAATAAAGACGTGATTGATCGATATAACGCGAATTTTGGTGAAAAGAAAACGATTGAAGATGTTTCTAAATTTGAAGACATTCAGGTTGAAGCGATGAATCTTGATACCGGAGACATCATTCCCACTATTGTCGAACTTGTTTCAGATAATATTTATACCTATGTAGGGTCGGGCTGCACGCCACCTGAAAGAACGAACTTTATGGGTTTGCAGGAATTTGTCCGTGGCGAGCCTGTAGAAGTTATTGATCCATTTGTCAGGAAGAAGATCGAAAACCACCCTTGCTTTATAAAAGGCAGCCCTAGTTTGACAAAAATGAGAGAAAATGACGAAAGAGAACTTGAAGGTGAAATGAAGCGCAAAAGAGCCGCAGAAGCACAACTCGCTGCGCGTAAAACAGGGTAATGGCAACCAAAACCGAAGCTAAGAACCGTGCGTTAGAGTTATTGACGGTTAAAACGTTAGGCCAGAGTGCGCAATCTCAGGACTTCGATCACATTGAAGACATCTACCTTGAAGTCTACACCGACTTGAAAACAGAAGGTATTGCTACGTGGGCGGTGGCAGGGACGATCCCCGATGATGTCATGCCTCACTTAGCCGCGTTAATGGCGTTTAACTCTGTTCACGTTAATGGACTTTCCTCTGAACGATATAACCGAATCTCAGCTAAAGCCTCGATTGCTAAAACTGAGATAAGAACCATCGTCACCCCTGATTACGAATCTTTAGAAGAGCCGGAAGACTTTTAATGCCCACGATTGATATTAATATTACCGGCGGAACGTATAAAAGCCGGTCACGGTCTTTGGCGGCTCAAAAAACCCAAAATATGTATCCTGAGATCGTGGATACGGATGCAAAGAAAAGCCCGTTTGTTTTACATAATTGGCCGGGTTTGACGTTGTTTGGCTCGGTTCCCGGTTTTGACCGTGGAATGTTTATTCATCAAGGAATTCTATACAAGGTTTCCGGCGATACGCTTTACTCTATTGATCAAAATGGTGTTCATTCTGTGATAGGGGTGATAACAGGGTCGGGACGATGTGTGTTTGAAGGGATTGGGGGTAATTTAATAATAGTTTCTGGCGGGAGGGTTTGGGTTTATAACCCTAATCCAGATTTAACAAATACAATATATTCTACTAAGAAATTTAATATCCTTGCTCAAGGGGACAATAATACGCAGGATTTAACTTTCGGGGCTGACGGGTTAAATGTATACGTTGTAGGCTTGCTGCTTGACAAAGTCCATCAGTATACTTTGTCGGTCGCATGGGATGTGTCAACAGCAGGATATTCTGGTAATTCGCTTGATGTCAGCTCAGAAGATATAACCCCAACAGGGGTCTATATTAGTAATGACGGGTCTAAAATTTATATTAGTGGGAACACGAATGACTCTGTTTTCCAGTATGATTTTACCGAGAATTATGATCTCTCCACAGCAAGTTACGCAAGCAAATCAAAAGACATTTCCGCAGAAGAATTGCAGATAACAGGCGTAACTTTTTCTCCCAGCGGCCTTAAGATGTATATAGTGGGAACAGCAACAGGCGCTAGGGCTGTTTTCCAGTACGATCTAACTATTGGCTGGGATGTTTCTACAGCAGCATACGCAAGCAAAACGCTCGATGTATCTTCTGAGGATATTGCCCCCAACGGACTAGCCTTTAATTTAAGTGGAACTGTGCTATATGTTGTTGGCGACACTAGCGATACTGTTTATCAGTACAACTTAACGTCTGCCTACGATCTTTCAACTGCGTCTTATGCTAGCAAATCCCTTGATGTAAGCTCCGAGGACACTAATCTTAGAGGTCTTGCTGCAAATCAAAATATGAGCAATATTTATGTGCTCGGCACTTTTAATAATACTATCTATCAATACAGCTCTACGAAAGAAATCACCGATTCTGATCTAGAGTCTCCTAATGCAGTCGCACATCTTAATAATCAAGCCATATATGATGGTGACAATGCAAGATGGTGTACGTCTGATGTAGGGGATGCGTCATCAATAACAGCGGCTAACTATGCTACTGCCGAGGCTTCTCCTGATAATTTATCAAGACCGTATGTTTTCGATCAAATCCTTTACTTGTTTGGCGAAAAAACTACTGAAACATGGTACAACTCTGGCGTAGGAAATCCTCCTTTTGACAGAATAGAAGGCGGGATATTTACTATTGGCCTTGCGGCGATTCATTCAACAGCCCACAACGATAATAATCTTTACTTTTTAGGCGACGATAATAAAGTCTACCGCCTTCCTACGAAACAAAGCGTATCGGATATAGCCTTAACCCATGCCATCGAAGGCTACTCTGCCGTCGCAGATGCCATTGGTTTATGTTATTCATTTGAAAACCAGAACTTCTATCAACTAACCTTCCCTTCTGAGAATAAAACATGGGTCTATTCAGAGCCAACTAATCAATGGATTGAACTTCTTTCCGGTGATGGACGGTATTTTGGTAACTCTCATGCTTATGCTTATCGTAAGAACTTAATCGCAGATTACCGTAATGGTAATATTTACGAACTCGATATAAATTCATTCGACGACAACGGCACAACAGTTAAACGGATAAGAGAAACTGGCCCCATTCATGGTGGATTAGTAGGCGCTCCCGGTAAACGGGTAGAAATGAACCGCTTTGAACTCATTATGGAAGTTGGGGTAGGGGTAAGTGCAGGGCAAGGTATCGAGCCAGTTGTGATGTTGTCTTACTCTGACGATGGCGGAAAGACGTTTTCAACTGAGCGATGGGGAAATATTGGTCATTTAGGCGATTATTTAAGAAAAGTCGAATGGCACGGATTGGGAAGTTTTGAGAGTCGGATTATGCGAATTTCTATGTCAGACCCCGTCCAACTGTCCATTCACTCTGCCGCTGCGGATATAGAGGTTGGGATATGAGCGTTCAACCCCCCAGTCCACCCATAAAAATACCCAAAGCATTTACAGAAGATCCAGAAGTTTTTAAGTTTATACAACAATTGGTAAATTCTAATTACCAGAAATGGGCTGAAAGACGCGAAGGTAGCTTTACCCCTGAGATATATGACGATTCTTTCAGCGGTAGCGAATCCCAGACGTATTCAGTGCAGACAGGGTATTATTATCGAATTGGTGATTTGGTTGTATTTTTCGGAGAAGTCACTATGACCTCTTTGGGGACATTAACAACATCACAGTCTGCTCAGCTTGGAAATCTACCCTTTCCCGTAAAAAACCTAACCAGTATACGGGGAGGGCTGACGATACATAGAGCGTCCAGCTTAAGTATAACCGCAGGATACAGTATATCCGGGTTCATTCAGCCCGGACAAAGTTATTCAACTTTAAGGTTATGGGATTCAACTGGCGGACAAACCGATTTAACATTGGCGGAATTAACCGCTGCTGGCAGTATTGCTTTTGCAGGAAGTTATCTTGCCGAGTAAAGGGGAAATATAATGGGAATTGCTAATCTTGCTATAGGTACAGTTTTTGGTGGGGATCCACTCGACTTGTCAGGTGAAGCCGCCGCGGGTGCGACACGAGAAGCGGCTAATATTCAATTAAGATCGACTCGTGAAGGCATCGCTGAGCAAAAGCGTGCCAGAGTGCAGGCCAGAGAAGATTTACAACCTTTTCGTCAAGCAGGCGAACAGAGTCTTTCGGGGTTATCCGATCTAGTCACCTCACCAGAAGCACAGACTGATTTCATTCAAGATAACGAGTTTCTAGATTTTATCACCGGAGAAGCTGCGACTCGGCTGGGTCAGAATCCGCTGACTTCGGGTGGTTCAGATCAATCCGCACGAGCTAGAGAAAACAGTTTGATGCTCTTAGCGCCGGACTTAATCAATCAAAGCTTCTCTCAGAGATTTAACTTGGCTGGATTAGGGGCTAACGCCGCCGCACAGCAGGCTACACAGACGTTAGGAGTGGGGGCGAACATTGCCGACTTATTTACACAAGGCGCTAACGCGCAGGCTGCGGGAACGGTAGGGGCGCAAAACGCCCAAACGAACGCACAAAATCAAGCGGCAGCCGGTCTGTCGTCTTACTACGCGAATAGGTGATATATGGGTGTTCTTGATGATTTAAGTAGCGGCCTTGAAGGTTTAGCAACCACGGGGACGGATGCAGCGATAGAGGCAGCGAGAATTCAAGCCCAAGGCGCGACTGAGGGTATTGACGAGTTAAGAGAAGCCAGAGAACAGGCAAGGGCTGATTTAGACCCTTTTAGACAGCAAGGCGCTGGCCTCGCGCCGGGATTGGCTAATTTATTAACCGATAAGGGTGCGCAAAGAGATTTTCTTGCTCAAAACCCTTTCTTCAAACCGTTAGCAGAAAAAGCTCAACAGGATATTTTTGCCAGTCAAGCCGCAAGAGGGAAAGTAGGGTCAGGTGAAACTGGGAATATTTTACAGAATAAGCTCTTGCAAATCGGCTCTGAGCTGTTAAATAAAAACATCACCCAACGGCAGAACCTTGTTGCCTTAGGCTCAAATGCTGCATCAGGGCAAGCCACAGGGGGTCTTAGTACGGCCTCTGGCATAACAGACCTACTAACAGGAAGTGCTAACGCCCAAGCCGCCGGGATTGTAGGCGCTCAGAACGCCCAGACGCAACGCAATCAAACCATTGCGACCACTGCATTAAGTATTTTTGCCTCAGACGAAAGAGTGAAGGAAGATATTGAACAAATCGGTACTCATAAATCTGGGTTACCGATTTACACGTTTAAGTATAAACCCGATCTCGCCTTTAAATACGGCTGGGATACTGAGCACCAAATAGGCTTCATGGCACAAGAGGTTCAAGAAATGTTCCCTGAATATGTTTATGACATTGACGGTATTTTACATATAGATTACGGGAGCTTATTACATGCCCATTGATCCATCCATCCCCCTTCAAGTCCAGCCCAATCGACTCGGAGAGATATTTGCCCAATTCCAACAACAATCACGATCTAATCGCCTCGCTGACCAGCAAAACACTCGCCAAAATCGACTTATTCAGTTAAAAGAAGAACAAGCTGAAAATTTAGACATTGAGAAATCACGGAAGTCTTCACTAAAATCCACCGCGACCTTCTTAGAGACTACTGCGATTCCCATGCTTAAGGATGAAAATATTCAAGGCGTGGACGATGCTATAACTAAGCAGATTGAGGCGAATGCTGGCGACCCTGTTTTAGTGGATGGATTGGAAAAGATGCAACAAGCCCTTCGACAAAATCCTACCGGATTTGCCCGGACTGCCGATCAAACTGTGTCTCAAGCACGTTTTGAGAAGTTGATCCCATATCCGGGAGGGATAGATCCAAATAAGAAGACAGGAAGAGGTGCTTTTTTTACTCCTAGAGATGTAACTATAGACGACGAAACAGTCCCCTTTACTTTTAACAATAGAACGGGGGAATGGGAAAGAGCAGATATTGAAGGTGCAACTTCACCTAAATTCGATCCAAGCGTTCAAAGAAGTATTGCCAAAAGCAAGGCTGGTGGGAAAGTCGAAGGAAAAGAAAGAACAACAGCGAAAATTGATCTACCAAAAGTGAGAAGTGATAGAAAATATCTTACTAGTTTAGTGAAAAAAGCAGTTAAACACCCCGGAATGTCGGGTGTTGTTGGTGCTCCGGGGATAGGAAAAGCCAAACAATTTATTGGCGGGACAAAGGAAGCTAATTTTAAAGCTCTGTACGATCAAATTGCAGGCAAACAATTCTCACAAGCTTATGAAACGCTTAAGGGTGGCGGCCAAATCACTGAAATTGAGGGCGAGAAAGCGACTAACGCATTATCAAGAATGCGTACCTCAGTAAGCGAAGCAGAATTTAGGCTTGCCGCAGATGAGTTTATTTCAGAAATAAACAGATTAACAGCTTTAGCTGAACAAAGAGCGTCGGGCGAAGACCCAAATAGAGCTTTGTTTGATGCGGCAGATAAAATTATAGGCCCATAATGGCAGCAGAAAAATACGCACAATGGCTTGTTGAAAACGAAGACAAGAAGGGAACGCCTGAATTTGATACCGTGACTCAGGCTTATAAGTCTTCTCGATCTTCTATTGATCCAGCCTATAACAGCCTTGAAACTACCCATAGAGAAGTTAAAGCTGAAACAGTCGGTCAAGAAGCTACTTTTACCGAAAGCCTTGGTAGAGGCATGATGGACGTTTATGAAGGTGGCGCACAGCTTGGACTGAATATCGCATTAAAGATGAAAGGTATGGAGAAAATCCTTAGTAAAAAGTCGGGAAGTGATAAAATAGGCAAGGCGGCAACAGACGCTATTATGATGGTGACTGGTTTTGGTGGGATGTCTCAACTTCCAGACGGCTCCATAAGAAGAATGACAGATAAGCTGAATAAAAAAATAGAGTCCGACTTGTCAATTTTTGATAAAAATAACCCTGACTTTTCATGGGGAAGATTAGCTGGCGGCGTAGCGACTCCGTTAACCTTAATTCCCGGAGGGAAAGTAGCAACCCTGTCGGGGAAAGCCGCTACGGGAGCGGTAATAGGCGGCACTGCCGCAGCGTTTCAGCCTGTGAAAGACTCAGGAGCCTTCTTTTAGACTAAGGGCTTACAGGTGGGCGCTGGAATGACTTTAGGGGCAGCATTACCAGTAGCAACTAAAATATTATCCGGCGTTAAGAATTGGCTTGATGAACTTACCAAGCCATTGTATAAAAAAGGCATTTACCGTGATGTGGCAAAGTTTTTACGTGAGAATATATCTGAGAACAGTGATAAAATTAGAACTGCGTTACAAAGGTCTATATCAAACAAAGACGGCAAAACCGTCGGGCAGGTTATTTCCGAAGTAAATAAAGGTTCTTCTGATGACTTTGGAGGGCTATTAGTCAGATTAGAAAAAGACCTGTCTAGGGAGTCGGACTCCTTAAAAGCGGTATACGCACTTCAAACAGCGTCAAGAAGGGCGGTGCTTGATGGGATTGCGGGGACAGATGACGACTTAGCAAGAGCAATAAGTAATCGTACAAAGAACGCCGCTGAAAACTATGGTAAATCCTTTGAGGTTCAAATCACCGGCGACTCGGCATTGACGAATTTAGGTAAAACTAAATATTTTAAAACTGCAATGAACACAGCTAATGATTTAGCCGAAGCTAACAATGTAAACCCAAAAGAAAACCTGACGGAGTTTTTGCATTACGTGAAGATCGGCTTAGACAAACAACTGCAAAGAACAGGTGACGATGCTTTAGCTAATACTGAACGAAAAGCCGTTAGTAATATTAAAGACAGACTGACCGGCTGGATTGGAAACAAAAACCCGCTTTATGAGAAAGCAAGAAGCACCTTTCAGGCAGATTCAACCCCAATCAATAAAATGGAAGTTGGCCGGGAGCTAAGAAATGCGCTGGTTAATTCCCTAGAAAATGAATCCCCGTCAACATTTAGCACAGCAGTTAGGGAGGCAGCGAGAACAATTAAACGTTCAACCGGGTTCTCTCGGTTTAAAAAACTTGAAGACATTATTCCTGATGAGGCTGCATCAGTGCGGAAAATTGCTAAAGAATTGACGATAGAAGCAAAAGGCAAGAAAATGGCAGCAGCCTCGAAAGGTATTCTCCCTGATATTGGGGCGGAAGTTGAGTTAAGGTTGCCTCATATTTTATCTCGTCCAGTAGTTATTGCTAACCATGCTCTTAAGGCTCTTGGCCAAGACAAAACTCCTGAGTATAAAAATCTTTTGTTTGATTTGGTTAAAAACCCTGAAAAATTCATCAAAGCGTATAAGCAGCCCGAATCAAATCAGCAAGCAAAAATGGCAATGGACATTATTCGGAAAATAAACACTATTGCTGCCTCTCAAACAGTAGCAAAAGAGAACTAATATGTCATACGCCCCTATATCTAAATTTCTACCCCAGTGGGAAGATCCAGCTACCGGCCTACCCTATTCAGGAGCCGTACTAAAAGCTTACAAAGACGGAACTTCAACTGTTCTATCAATGGCAACCGATTACACTGGAGGCACAACGGCCACAAGCATGGCGTTGAACTCTAGCGGCTACCCTGAAGTCTCTGGGAACGAAGTTATCCCGCATGTCAATGAAGACTACAAACTGGCTTTATATGCCAATCAAGCAGCCGCCGATGCCAATTCAGGTGCGTTATGGGAAATAGATACCCTCCCTGTTGGCTCTTTCTTCCAAACCATGACCAACCACGTAAAATCAGAAGTCTTCTTTATTGAGGATGATGTAGGCGCAGGGAGCACGGCGTTTGATATTGATGCGGTGATTGGGGCTGCATGGGAGTCTGTCGGCCCCACCGGATCAGGGGCGACAAATATCTGGACAGCAATGGATAACATCCCTGATGGTGCGACGTTTGTTGAAATAATGATTTACAACTACTGTACTGACACAGCGAATGGTCAGTTAGCTCAGTATGTTTATGGCCGCGTGACTGGATCTTCAACGTCTATCGGCGTACAAGCAATGAAATCCGCTGCCTACTGTCCGTTAAGCACGGATGACGACTCAGAAGCATTAGATTTAGTCAGCCGGAAAATCCCAATTGATTCAAGTAAACGCTTTGATTTATATCTTGTCACCGACGGAACATCAAGAACAGTAGACTGTTACTTGGTAGGAGCCGGAATTTAACCTATAAAGGACGCTGTATGTCTGACGAACGACTAAGAAAGGTAGAAATGACGCTCGCTTCATTGGAGACAAAAGTTGATCTCACCAACGACTTTCTTAAAGGAAACCTCTCTGAGCTTAAAACCATCACTAAGAGCAACGTAGACTTGATCTCAGACGTTCACGGAAGAACCGCTACCCTAGAGGACTCTCGTGAGAAGAAGGCTAAATGGACGTTTATAGGCGCTACAGCGATAGCAGGGTTATGGGTTAAAATTGCATGGGATTATATCCAGCATGGAAATCCTTAAATGGCTATCAGACCTCAGAAACGTCATCACGCTATTAATTGCTATTATTGGCGGACTCTCAACCCTATCCCAGTACACAGACAAGAAAGAATCTCAGAAAATGAGTGTTAATCAAATAGCGAATATTGCTAACTTCTACAACAAAATGTGTGAGAAATGAAATGATTAAAGTAAAAAGCGAAAGCGGAAAGACATCAAAAACAGTACTCTGGTCAACCTTGCTTGGTGTTCTTGGTATTGTTGAGCTAAACATGAGCCTATTACAGGCTACATTAGGTGATTACTATGGTTTCACTTTCATAGGAGTGGGGATCGTAACCTACATCCTTCGTACATTAACCTCTACCCCATTAAGATGATCGACCTCACGGTAAACCAATTCAAACTCCTCTAAAAAGAAATCAAACTCACCATCAATCAAAAGGTCTGAATAATCAAATTCACCCTTCCTATCTGCAATATAAGCCTGTGTTAATATATCCATCCTCTAATATTAGGATATGGTTATGTATTAATCAAGGTTTTACGTGAAACATACCTACAA